CTTTTGTTAATGCTAACGTATACTTCTTAATCCATTTTAATCCTGGAGCATTTATATTTGAATAGGTCATTACACGGTAGTCTATATCAGCAAAATTAGACACATTATTCTTAGTACCTAGAGCAGCTGCTTCCTTATCGGATAATAATACATATTGGAACCACATCTTATAGTCATTCTTAGGAACTGGGAATAGTCTGACATGATTGTTTTGTAACTCAAAACCAACATGAGACTTTCTCACTTGGGTGTTGAATTCTATTTGCTGGACTCTCAATAATGTATCATACACTGGCATCACCATAAAATTCACTGCCGGTGAATTGGCTCCCATA